GAACGGCGAGGACGAAGGTCTGCAAGTCCGCTACAGCGTGACCAGCGTCGGCGGTAAGCGCGCCGTGCAGGCGCTGGCTGTGGCCATCGCCGAACAGGTCGATAAAGACCAGGACAAGCCGGTGCCGGTGGTGCGTCTGAAGAAAGAGCATTACCAGCACAAGAGCTATGGCCGCATCTTCACGCCGGTCTTTGACATTGTGAAGTGGTCGGGCATGGACGCGGCCCCGGCGGAGGAAGACGCCGAGGTTGCAGAAGCCCCTGTTGAGGAAGCACCGCGCCGTCGGCGCCGTTCGTAAACTGGGCAGCGAACGCCGGGACGGGTTGGGCCGTCCCGGCTAGTAGCGGATGAGGTGAGGCATCCTGATGATAAACGATGATGACGTTATCGCCGTGTGGTTTTCATGCGGCGCAGCAAGCGCGGTCGCTGCCAAGCTGACGCTGGACAAATACGCCACCACAGCGCGCGTCCGCATCCTGAACAACCCTGTAGTGGAGGAGGACGCCGACAACCGGCGGTTTCTCTTGGACGTTCAAGCCTGGCTTGGCGTCGAGATCGAGATGGTCGCAGCGCGGCGCTACCCGCTGCAATCTGCGCGCGATGTGTGGGAGCAGCGTTCATTCATGAGCGGCCCGAAGGGTGCGCCCTGCACGATAGAACTGAAGAAGCGGGCGCGACAGGATTGGGAAGCGGAGAACCGCGCCGACTGGCACGTCTTGGGGTTCACCGCCGACGAAAAGACGCGGCACGACAGGTTTGTCCTGACCGAGCGCAGCAACGTCTTGCCGGTGCTGATAGACAACGGCGTGACCAAAAACGATTGCTACGCCATCTTGCAGAACGCGGGACTTACGCTGCCGCGTGTGTATCGTATGGGCTACCCCAACGCTAACTGCATCGGGTGTGTGAAGGCTACGTCACCGACGTATTGGAACCACGTCCGCCAGCAGCACCCTGACGTGTTTCAGGATCGCGCCGAACAATCGCGGCGGCTGGGCGCGCGGCTGGTTCGTGTAGACAACCGCCGGGTGTTTCTTGACGAGTTAGACCCTGCGGCCAAGGGTCGGTCGATGAAAAGCATGGCCATCGACTGCGGCATTTTCTGCGAAGAAAAACCATGACAATTCTAAGCGGAATAGGCGGCGTTATATCCGCCGCGCATAAAAGTCCTTGCGGCGTTTTGCATGGCCACACTTGGGAAGTGGTGGTCTGGTGGCGCAACGACTCGCATTTTGTTGACGCGGGCGACCGTAAGTTACGCGTTGACGCTTTCTTAAAACAGTTTGACCATACGCTGTTACCCGACACGCTGATGTGGGGGGAGCAACTCGCCGAGCATATCGGCGTCCACTTAAAGTGCTGCGCTGTTGATGTCAGCCGTAAGCCTGAGCGCATATACGCCCGGTGGGAGCGCAGCGAGTGATCCACTATCATGGAGGCCCGATCACGCCCGACACGTGCGCGATCAAAGTGTGGACTGCGCGCCATGCGTTTGTGTCGTTTGCTGCCACGCAGCAGATGAACTTGGCCGCCGAAATTTGCCAATCGTTCGCGCTGGACAACGGCGCGTTCACATTTTGGAAGCAAGGCGGCGGTGTGCATTGGCCAGACTATTACGCATGGGTCGGTTATTGGCGTAACCATCCAGGCTTTGACTTTGCGGTTGTGCCTGATGTGATCGAAGGCAGCGAAGAGGAGAACGACCAACTTGCCGCTGAGTGGCCTTTCCCACGCCATCAAGGCGCGGTGGTTTGGCACATCAATGAAAGCATCGAACGTCTGCGCCGCCTTTCGCGTGAGTGGCCGCGTGTGTGCATAGGGTCGAGCGGTGAGTGGGACGTGTCCACGCCGCGGCGGTTCTTGGGCCGCGCTACGCAGGCCATCGGCGCCATATGCGACGACGATAACCGCCCCGTGTGCAAGTTGCATGGGCTGCGGATGTTGAACCCGGCGATCTTTTCTAAGTTGCCGCTGTCCAGCGCGGACAGCACCAACGTGGCCCGCAACATTGGCATCGACAGTTCATGGAAAGGCACATACCAGCCGCGCAGCAAGGAAACCCGCGCCGTCATCCTGACCGAGCGCATTGAGTCCTTCAATTCAGTGGGGGCGTTGCTATGACCATCCTATGGCTCGATTTCGAGACGCGCAGCCGCTGTGACTTGCCGGCCAAGGGCGTCTATAACTACGCGCAGGACGCCAGCACCGACGTGCTGTGTATGTCCTACGCCTTTGATGATGATGACGTGCGGACATGGCTGCCAGGTCAGCCGTTCCCGGCTGACGTGCGCCGCCACACCGGCCAGATCAGGGCGCACAACGCCGCGTTCGAGCGGCTGATCTGTTGGTACGTCCTACAGATCGACTACGCGCTGGAGCAGTTCTACTGCACCGCAGCGCAAGCCCGCGCCAACTGCGCGCCGGGCAGTTTGGAGGATGTGGGCCGGTTCGCTGGCGCATCCATGAAGAAGGATCACCGCGGATCACAACTGATCCGGCTGCTGTCGATCCCGCAGGCTGACGGCACGTTCCGCAGCGACCCCGACCTGATGGCTGAGATGGTCGCCTATTGCGAACAGGACGTGCGCGCCATGCGGGCCATCACCCAGGCGCAGCGCCCGTTGTCCGCTGATGAGTTGCGCGACTACCACACCAACGAGCGGATCAACGACCGCGGCGTCCTGCTGGATCGCCCGCTGGCGCTGGCCGCCGTGGGTTACGCCGACGCCGAGTCTGCCGACATCCAGCAGACGGTCGAGGAGGCCACTGGCGGCGAGATTACGTCCGTCCGCAGCCCCAAGATGCGGGCGTGGGTATTGGATCGCGTCGGGCCGCAGGCGCTCAAACTGGCGACGGTTTACAAGGACGGCGAAGCCAAGCTATCCATCGACAAGAATGTCCGCTTCAATCTGTTGGCTCTGGCCGAGGAGAACCCCGATGAAGTACCGGCCATCGTCGCTGAAGTTATCCAATGTGCCGACGACCTCTGGGCATCGTCAGTTGCAAAGTTTGCGCGCGCTGCTGCGCTTGCAGACGATGAGGATAGCCGAGTTAGAGGAGCGTTCGTATTTGCTGGAGGAAGTGCTACAGGTCGCGCTTCATCATTTGGGCTACAGGTTCACAACTTTCCACGACGATGCGCCGCCGACCCGGCACTAACGCGCCAAGCGATGGTGCGCGGTCACAAGATTGTGCCGCAGTTCGGCCCACGGATCACCGACGTGCTGAAGGGGATGCTGCGCCCGGCGCTGATGGCCCCCGAAGGCAAGCGGCTGGTGGTGGCCGACTGGGCCGCCATTGAGGCGCGGGTGACGCCTTGGGCGTCGAACACCAACAGCGGCGCAGAGAAGCTGGGCATCTTCGAGCGCGGCGAGGATGTGTACAAGCACAACGCCGCAGCGACATTCCGCGTCCGCTACGATGACGTGGACAAGGAACAGCGCCAGATCGGCAAGGTGCAGGAACTGGCCTGCGGCTTCGCCGGCGGCGTGGGTGCCTTCGCCAGTATGGGCCGCATCTACAACGTCATCCTGACCGAGAGCGACAGCCGCAAGATGGTGGACGGCTGGCGCCGGGCGAACCCGTGGTCGGTGAACTACTGGACGGCGCTGGAGCGGGCCTACACCGGCGCCATGCGCCACCCAGGCCAAGAGATCAGCGCGGGGCGCGTGACGTATATGTTCGACAAGCAGCATCTTTGGTATGCCCTGCCGTCAGGCCGCGTGCTATGCTACCCGTTCGCCCGCTTTGATGAGGAAGGCAACATCACCTACGCCAAAGCGGCGTGGAAGCCCGCCGCCGACGCAAAGGAATGGCCCCGCGCACGCCTGTGGCGCGGTCTGGCCTGCGAGAACATCACACAGGCCATCGCCAATGATCTGCTGCGGCACGCGCTGCGGCGGTTGGAGGAAGAAGGGTTCGACGTAGTGCTGCACGTCCACGACGAAATCGTGCTGGAGACAGACGCCGGCACCGCCGAGGACGCCGCCGCCGCGCTGGTCAAGATCATGTGTACACCGCCGCTCTGGGCCGCCGGCCTGCCG